AATTGTTCACTACCTTCAGTAAGGGATGTTTCCATGATTAACGGGTCATTGATAATTAAATTCATATTGTCCATCATATAAATTACTGTTTTCATTTTTAGGTGATACTCAAGTTCTCTTTTAAATTGTGAGATAAAGTCGTATAAGTCTACGGAATTTTTTGCCTTTGGGTTATACCCTCTGACATTAAAGAATCTTTGAACAACGATGTTATCGTTTAATGTTAATAAAAATTCTATTTTAGTGCTGTCTTGTTCTTTCATAATTAATTTTTTTTTGTGTTTCTTTTTTCTTTTCTTGTTAATTTCATAAAAGGTGTTAGGAAGTTTACCCAAGCCTCGTCATTTTTTGGTAGATATTTGAAAAGTCCATCTTCCACCATCATTCTCATTAAATTTTTATATCCCCTATCTGTAGGGTCTATAGTGTCAGTTAAAATTTGTTCAACTAATTTTTTTCCATCGGTAGTGATTAAAGGGTTTGTAAGGTCGACTATCTTTTTGTTTGTTGTATAAAACTCTTCACCAAGTATAGTTGATTTTGTCTTACCAGTCAAAAGATTTGTGAATGTTTTTGAAGGTTTGTCCTGCAAAAGATTTCGAGCACAATCTAAAATTTCTTCCATAGTACAAGGTTTCTTCTGCACCTGAGGGAAAAACTTAACTAATGTTTTTTCTCCAAGTCCCTGTATTCCTTCAATATTGTCTGATTTGTCCCCCGTGAATATCTTTGTCAACAATACATTGTAGTGAGGTATATCCACTTTGTTCAGAGATATCATGTCTCCGTTTTTAAAGTACTGTTTTGTGATAGGTGAATAGATTGTCACATGTTCAGAGATAAGCTGTGTAAGGTCTTTATCCGCAGAAAAAATGATAATCTTCTCGTCTTTAGATATCTTACAATAATAAGCAATTAAGTCATCTGCCTCATTGTCGTGCATCTCAACCTGTCTTACAAATATCTCCTCAAGATATTGTTTGATTCGAGACTTCTGATACAAATACGATTCGTACTTATATTCATTCATATCGTCTTGTCGTCTGTTCGCCTTATACTGGGGGTATATAGATTTTCTGATGGACGAATTTGAATCTCCGTCCCAAAACACAACAACTTTATCATGGTTGTGTTCATTAAGAAATTTACGGAGTATACTCACAAAGTGAAATACTCCACCCACATGAGCTCCGTCGTTAAACACGTCTTTTGCTCCGTGGAATCCTATCTTAAATAAATTATCTCCGTCTACTAGTAATGTCTTAATCACATTTGTGATTTAAATTAATATAAAATCTTGTTACTTTTTTTCAAATTGTCTTCCGCCCATAATGGTTGAAGATTTTTATAATGACATAACATATAAAGTTCGTCTTCTGTTTTTGCCGATGATAACGGAATGATGTGGTCAATGTGCCACTCACTCCTATTTTCCCAAGTCATACCATCAATAAATTGGGCTTCTAAATGTTCTTTTAAAAATTGTGGAGAACATCCAACAATTTCGAAAGTATGTTTTGACCGATATTTTAAATATCGATTGACTGAAGTTCTAATGTTAGTTTTAAGTCTAAATAGAATATCTTCTTTTTTTCTTTGTTTATTATAATCATTAATATAATCAGGGTTTTTTTCTTTGAATCTTTTTCTTGTTTCTAAAACTTTATCATAATTTTCAACATCCCATATTTTACGATATTCTTGATAATAAAATTTGTTTTCAGAATTCCATTTAGAATTATATTCTTTTATTTTTTCCTTATTTTTAAGTTTATATTCCTTAGTTCCAAGTCTTTGACACTCTCTACATTCCGCCTTTCTACCATCTTTTACTCTTGAACATACGTTATATTCCAATAGTAATTTCTCAATACCACACTTAGTACAAACTTTAGTTTCCATTTTTAATATATTCTTTTAATAATTTATTAACAAGGGAAGATAAATTTATAGATTTATCTTTAAAGTGTTGTGGCAGTTCGGGGTCAACCGCAACCGAAACCTTTATTTTTTTTTTATCTTCATCAATCTTATTTCTTCCCATATTATATAAATATCTTAAAAATACTTAAAAGTAGTAATAGTATCAATTTTTTTTATTCTTTTTCTTCTTTCAAATCAAAATCACCATCAGTTCCAATTATTTCTTTCCAATAGTCAGCATATTCTTTTTTATATTTTTCAATATTTGATTTCTCTTCAGTAGAATCTTTACCCGCCAAAAATCCGTGTGGGGTTACAATAATACGGCCATCTTCATAACCCAATCCGTTAATGTGATTTTTTAAGACCGAAACTTTACTTCTAATCGCAAATTTGATACTTCTTTTATCTTTGGTGGCGGTTATCTTATTTGTTCCAGCACCTTTTTGATTACCAAATAAAAATACTAATGAAGAATTTAACCAAATAGCATTGCCGCCCTTTGCCATAATCTTAGGTTGACCAAATGGATTATCCGGTAACTCCACCCAAGGTTGATTTACGATAATTAAAGTGTTTTCATATTTTGAATCTGACCTTCTACTTCCTGAAATTCTTTGATTAATACCCATACCAATTTTATCTGATAACGCTCCGGCCGTGTGTTGTTTCCCACCTTTTCCATCAAAAGTCATTTTACATGGTACGCTGCCCACGCTATCCCACATTATACATAAACTATAATCTAATTCTCCTTTTTCTTGAGCGTCAAGTAACGAATTAATATAATCAGTAATTTGTTCAATATATTCAAAATTATTGTTAAATATAAAGAATCCATCCCAATCTAATTCTCCTGTTTCAGTATCAACAACTTCTTCACATTCAAACCCCATTAATTTAGCGTGCTCGAACGACCATTTCTGTTCTGTAATGATGAATACAGGTAGAATACCTTTCTTTTGGGCATCAACGGCAGTTTTAACTAACGCAGTTGTTTTTCCTGTGTCAGAGTGACCCAAGAACATATTTAAGTGTCCAATTGCAGGACCTGGTAGTCCAACCGCGTCTAAGAAGTCCGAACCTAAGTCAAAAAATCTTTGTGGTTTGTATTTAGCAGAAGTAGAGAATTTTTTCTTTACTGAGTTAAAGTCGTTTTTTTTAATTGCCATTTTCCCCATAAATATTAAAATTTATAATTGTTTGTAGTTTGTCTTTTGCATTTGTTAATTTTTCAACTAAATTATCCATTTCTTCTGTATGTTGTGGATGTTCTCCAATACCAACTGAGCTACTGAAATAAATGTATAATCTTGCTTCAGAATCTGATATCTCAGCCTCATATTTTTTTATTAAAGCTGTTTTTAATTTTTCTGCGATAAATGGTTTCATAGTGTTTTTTTTTATAAAATATAAACAAAAAAACGGGAACAATAAACTGCTCCCGTCAGATTTTTTTTAATAATTTATTTAGAAAGGTAACTCTCCGTCAGCTTCATCATTTAATTGTGGGTCAACAATTTTGGTTGTTTTACTCCCGCCAATAGATGTGGTCAATTCATCATTATTTGAATATACATATCCACCTTTTTCAGTATCCCATTTTGGAGTTTCTCCACGAGCAATCGCTTCAAGATAGTCAACAGGTTTTTTAGAATATACATCTAACCAAGTCATCTCGTCATTAATCCAAACATTAGCTTGAGCTTTGTCTTCGTGAACAGGAGCTGGGTCATCGTACATGATTGTAGAGATACTTGTATACTCTTTACCCGCAGGTGTCTTAGATTTACTTAATTCGATAACAAGGTCACGTCCTTTTTCAGGGTCAGTGATATCGCCTTTGTTTCTCCAAATTGGAATGATTTTATCTAAGATACCATCATTCTTATAGTTGTGTTTAAATCTCCAAAATTTAACACCGTCTTCTTCGTGGTCTCTATCAATCACTTTAACGATGTAGAACTTACGAGACTTGTATTGTTTTGCCAATTCTTTGTCTGATTCTTTACCTGTAGACATCAACTCTTCGTAAACCTCATTCAAAGGTGAACGTTCGTTATCATTCTTTCCTGGGTCAAAGAATTTGTTCCATTGTCCACCAACTTGAATTTCGTGGTACCATGCTTCTTTGAATGGTGAAGAACCATCTGGTGTTGGTAGGATACGTACTCTACGTTGTCCTGATTTCTCTTTGTCAGAAAGGATACAAGCGA